TACCGAATCCCCACGGGTAGGAACAATCGACACGGCCTCATATATGGCTCGTCTTGGGTTTATCGGCAAAGCAAGATTCGAGTACAGATATGAAGCCGATGGGTTGTTTGCGCAAGAGCTAATGACACGCAACCCAAAGATTAAGACGTACCAAGACTATCTTTGTTACTACAACTATTTAAGATGAGGCCAAGCGTACTTTGTATCGGTGACGAAAATTCTGGCGTGGTTTACCACCGCATCTACAAGCCCCTAACTCTACTCAAAGAGAAGGGGCTTATTGATTTTCAAATAATCAATTACAAGCAGGAGGTACAGCCCGACAACTGGGAAGGAATTACGCACGTTATATTTTCCAGAGCCGTTCCGTTTTCTGGTGAATCCTTTGCTAACTTCTTCGCTATTTGTAAGCAGTCAGGAAAGAAGGTTATCATTGATAACGACGACTGGTGGCACTTGGCGTTAGACCACCCCTCCAAAGTCACCTACGACAAAGCAGGACTTGAACACCGCATACGCAACTCTATGTACTTTGCGGACGAGGTATGGACAACGCAGAAGTATTTAGCCGATAAAATCAAGAAGCTAAATAAAAACGTAGTTATCATTCCCAACGGCCTTGACCCCGCAGACCCGCAATGGCAAATAACACGTGAGCCGTCAGACGAAATGCGCTTTGGTTACGTTGCGGGCATAAGCCACTTACCAGACCTATTGCAAAACAATATAGACCTCTCAACAGTTGAATCCTACGTTGCCGATATTGGCGGCTACGTTGAAGCCAGCCGAGCAAGATACAAGCTCGAAACAATGCCCCCGAACGAATACGGAGCAATGTACCAAGCGTTTGACGTTGCGCTTGCTCCACTTATCCCAAGTGAGTTTAATCGCTGCAAATCGAATCTAAAGATGGTTGAGGCGGGATTCGCTGGTTGTGCGTTAATTATTAGTGACGTAGCACCTTACGCCCAACACCTAACCGACAAGAACTGCGTAAAGGTTGCCCATAAAGGAGACTGGAACAAAGCGATTAAAGAACTCACAAAAGAGAAAGCGTTTGACATCGCCCTTCAACTGCACGAGGATATGACAACCAACTTCAATATACACGACTTTAACGACATTCGTTTAGAACGCCTGCTGAAATGAAACACTACCAAGAAATAGACGGCTGGTTTAACCACGAAGCAGCATACGACTACCTAATATCCCAAATGCCAGAGGGAGGTACATTCGTGGAACTTGGTGCTTGGCTTGGTAAGTCCTCGGCCTACCTATGCGACAAAGCAACAGACAAACAAATAACAATCATTGACACTTGGAAGGGTTCACCAAACGAACTCACCACAACACACAAGCTGGCGACAGAGGTAGACATATACCAAATGTTCAAGGCCAATATGGGAGAACGCAAATACAAATCCATTAAGGCCACTTCTAAAGCTGCTTCCAAGAAGTTTGCAGACGAATCTTTGGACGTTGTGTTTATCGACCTAACGCATACCTACGAAGCCGTAAAGGAGGATATTGCTCTATGGCTACCCAAGGTAAAAAAAGGCGGATATTTAGCAGGAGACGACTACCACGAGAACTGGCAAGGAGTAATTCAAGCGGTAGACGAGTTACTACCGAATCGTATCTTGATTGCTGACTGCTGGTTGTATTGTAAATAAAATAAAAAGGAATGCAAATAGTACCAATTACCCAAGTGGTTCCCAATACGAGCAACCCACGAATTATCAAAGACGATAAATTCAAAAAGCTCGTAAAGTCAATTAAGGAGTTCCCCGAGATGCTAAACCTTCGTCCTATTGTTGTGGATGCGGATATGGTGGTACTCGGAGGGAATATGCGTTTGAAGGCGTGCCAAGCCGCAGGGCTTAAAGAAGTGCCGATTATTGTTGCCGACCAATTAACCCCAGAGCAACAGGCGGAGTTCATAATCAAGGACAACGTGGGCTTCGGTGAATGGGACTGGGATATTTTAGCGAATGAATGGGATGCTGCTTTAATGACTGACTGGGGCTTGGATATTGGCGGCTTCGACTTGAAGGCGGAGGAGTTTGGCGAGGAGTTTTCGCTACCCGATGGGGATAAGTCACCCTTCCAGCAAATGACCTTTACGCTTGCAGATGAGCAGGCAGAGCAGATAAAGAACGCTATTGCGGATATAAAAGCAACAGACGACTACAAATACTGCGAAACCTTTGGTAACGAGAACTCAAATGGAAATGCACTCTACTTAATTATTATGCAATGGGCAGAGCAAAGGAAATAGTCGTTAAGGTAATCCCAGCAAAGATTGCCAACGAGTTCGTAAAGAAGCATCACTACTCTGGAAAGGTCGTTCCAAACAGCACGCTGCACTTTGGCGCATTCCTTGATGATAAGCTGCACGGTGTTTTGAGTTATGGCACTCCGATGGACAAAAGAAGGGTAATGCCATTGGTAACTCCTTCTCTATGGAACGAAATGCTGGAACTTAACAGAATGGCCTTTGATGATTATTTGCCAAAGTATAGTGAGAGCAGATGTATTGCAATCAGCATACGACTTCTGAAAAAGAATGCTCCCCACATTAAATGGATTCTTTCATACTCTGACGGAACTCAATGCGGAGATGGTACAATATATCGTGCAAGCGGTTTCGTTCTAACTGGAATCAAGGAAAATAAAACTATATTAAATTGGAACGGTAAAATAATAGCGGATAAAACCCTAAACAATTCAAACTATAAAAAACTTGGATTCAGTGCCTCGGCTGCAAAAAGAGACGGGGCTACGCCATTGAACGGTTATCAGTTAAGATATATTTACTTAATTGATAAGAGCTGCAAAATAAACGCAAGCATCATTCCATTTGATAAAATAGACGAACTTGGAGCTGGTATGTATAAGGGGCAAAAAATAACCCTCCAAGAAAGGAGGGCTACTTTGAGCGAGGAGGTCGATTTGAACGCCACTTCTTGATTGGAATACCAAGCGTGCAACCATTACACTTCCCTCGCAGGTGAAACAAATATAAAACAAAGATTTAGATGGACAAAACTGTACAGCATAAAAAGGCAATGCTCGATGCGTTGGAAAAATCGTTGGGGGTAGTTACCTCGGCTTGCAAGACGGTTGGCATTGGTAGAACTACGCACTACCTTTGGATGGATAGCGACCCAGAATACAAAGCAGCAGTCGATTCAATCGCAGACGTTGCTATTGACTTTGCAGAAAGCCAGTTACATAAACAAATCAAAGAGGGTAACTCCACCGCAACCATTTTCTTTCTTAAAACCAAGGGGAAGAAGCGTGGCTACGTTGAGCGTCAGGAAATCGATGCGGTAGGCGGTAAGTTATTCCAAATAGAGGTACTTGGAGAAGATACGAACGAATAAGGTATTTAACCACCTGCAACGCAGCAAGAAGAAGATTGTTGTTGAGCAAGGCGGTACACGGAGTGGGAAAACTTACAATATCCTGCTCTGGATTATCTTTGAATATACCTACCGAAATACAGGCAAGACCATCACCATTTGCCGTAAGTCGTTCCCATCGCTTCGGGCTTCGGTTATGCGTGACTTTCTCGACATCCTACGTGCCTACGAATTGTACAACGAGGACTACCATAACAAGTCAAGCAACGAATACCACCTAAACGGAAACCTTGTTGAGTTTATTTCGCTTGACCAGCCCCAGAAGATACGTGGCCGTAAACGGAACTTGCTTTACATAAACGAGGGTAACGAGTTGTTTTACGAAGACTGGCAGCAGTTGGTATTTCGTACCGATGGGCGTATTATTATTGACTACAACCCCTCCGATTCGTTTCACTGGATTTACGACCGAGTTATACCCCGTGAGGATTGCGACTTTTACCAAACAACGTACAGGGATAACCCATTCCTCGACAAGTCTATTGTAGACGAAATCGAACGCTTACGAGACACGGACGAGGACTACTGGCGTATCTACGGCTTGGGTGAGCGGGGAATGTCAAGAGCGACCATCTTTCAGTTCGGGCAATCTGAAATACCACAAGATGCAAAACTTATATCCTATGGACTTGACTTTGGTTACACCAACGACCCAACAGCACTTGTGGCCGTTTACCAGCTGGACAACAACCTATATCTTGACGAACTCATTTACCGAACTGGACTCACGAACAGGGACATTCATTCCCACTTTCAGTCGTTCAGTTTAGATAGGCGAGACGAAATCTTTGCCGATAGCGCAGAGCCAAAGTCCATCGACGAGCTGCATCGCTTTGGTTGGAACGTAAAGCCAACTGTAAAGGGAGCCGATTCGGTTAATGCTGGTATTGACATTCTCAAACGGCACAAGTTGTTTGTATCGCCACGGAGCAGCAACCTAATCAAAGAGCTTCAAAACTACAAATGGGTCGAAGACAAGAACGGAAACCTTCTTAATAAGCCGATAGACGCATTCAACCACGGAATAGACGCTGCACGTTACGCAGTAGCCAATAAGTTATCTAAACCAAACTACGGTCGCTATAACGTCCGTTGAGTTATTTACCTATGGAACTGAAATTAGTAGTACCTACGTCCTTGGACGAAATTACGTTGGAGCAATACCAACGCTTTGCCCGCATTGAAGGAGATGAGGAATTTCGCCAAAAGAAGATGCTCGAAATCTTTTGCCAAGTTCCTTTCTCGGAGTTGCCAAAGGTTCGCCTTGTGGACGCTACCAACGTCCTAACCGTATTAAGCAAGACGCTAAACCAAAAGCCAGACCTCACCAAGTTCTTCGAGCTGAAGGGAACCAAGTACGGATTCATTCCTGCACTTAATGATATTTCATTGGGTGAGTTTGTAGACCTTGACAACTATATGAAGGACTGGGCCACGATGCACCGAGCTATGGCGGTATTGTACCGACCCGTCACCAAAGAGAAGGGCGAACGCTACGACATCGAGGACTACACGCCAGACGAAGGCAGGGAGGAACTGTTTAAGCAGATGCCCGTATCGGTTGCCTTGGGTGCGATGGTTTTTTTTTATCGTTTAGGGAACGTATTAGCGCAACATACACTAAACTCTTTGGCGAAGGAAGCGAAGACATCTACACAAGGGAGGCGCAGTTCGGACAACGATGGGGATGGTATTCCAGCATCTATGCTTTGGCTAACGGAGACGTCACAAAGTTTGAAGCAGTCACTCGACTACCTATTCATCAATGCTTGACCTACCTAACCTTTGAGAAGGAGAAGAACGAAATCGAAATGCAAAAATTAAAGTTATGAGAAGTTTCTACCAAGCCACCGAAAAAATAAACGACTACCTGACTAGCCATCCGCTAGTAAAGGTGGTTACGTTTGGCGATATCTTCGACGTGGACTTAAACAAGCAGACCATCTTTCCGCTGGCGCATATTATGGTGAACCAAGCCACGTTCTCCGACCACGTAATTCGTTTCAATGTATCGGTTCTTGCTATGGACATCGTGGACGAGACCAAGCAAGATTTGAGAAACCAAAACGAGCCTTTCTTCGGAGTAGACAACCAACAGGATATTCTCAATACCACTCTTGCCATCCTCAACGGCCTGCAATCGCAGTTACGCCGTGGCACGTTGTACACGGACAAATACGAAATCGAAGGAGACGTAAGTTGCGAGCCATTCACGGAAAGGTTTGAGAACTTGCTTACTGGGTGGAACCTGACCTTCGACTTGATTGTACCAAACACTGAAATTAGTATTTGTTAATGGCAAGGCAGGAGTTGGTCGAGGCGGTTCTTAATAAGTTCGCAAAGCGTGTAATTCAACAGGCGAAGCAAAATCTTACAAAGAAAAAAAAGAACGCATCCAAGGAACTTTACAACTCATTGGACTACGACCTATCTGTAGGCCCTAATTCGTTCTCCTTGACCTTTGAAATGGAGGACTACGGGGAATTTCAAGACAAGGGCGTAAGCGGTGTCAAGCGCAAGTACAACACACCGTACAAATACACCAACAAGATGCCACCACCCAAGGCATTTGCCCAATGGGTAGTCCGTAAGGGCCTTCAAGGCATCCGAGACAAGCAGGGGCGTTTTATCCCACGGAAGTCGCTGCAATACTTGATAGCAAGAAGCGTGTACAACAACGGCATAAAGCCGAGTTACTTTTTTAGCAACCCGTTCAAAGTAAACTTTAATAAACTACCGCAAGAGGTCGTAACAGCATTCCAGTTAACAAAAGACGACTTCCAAGCATTTACACGTAAATAATGGGACTTCCAATAGCCACCTTTCCCGCCTCGTTACAGTTAACAAGGTCGCCCATCTTCATAACGCTAACCAAGGGGAGTGCCGTTAACGACGGACTCGTTGACGCTACGCTTGTTCTGCGGGTGTTTACTGGTAGCAGTGCAACAAGTCCAACGGCTGACTACACCTTGTTTAAGACAAGCATCGACGATGCGCCTATTACGTTTGAAATTAGCGACCTTATCCGTGAGGAAATTGCTTCGGTGTTGAAGAACGGAGCGATTAGCGACTGGGAGACGGCAACAACCGAGGTGGTATGGTGCAAGTTTACTCTTTCGTCTAACTACGTGAATGCAGGAACTCCCGCATCTGGAGTAATCCAAAGCAACCAGTCCTTCTTATGCTCGGACGGATGGCTACCATTTACGCAGC